GGGGGAGATGGATGGACGTACTTGAAAAAATGATGTGGTTGTATCTTTACCAGGTCCGTGAATACTTCAAGGGCAAGGTCAAGACGGATGACGACTTCAAGAAGCTGAAAGACGAAATAGATATCATTTACGCACGATATCAGCATACTAACTGTGAATCGGCGGCAAGGTGGCTCTGTTACGGACTGCTGGAAGCGTTTAACGAGGAGGTGAAAAATGGAAGCGATACAGAAGCTCATTGACATGATCCTCGCTCTGATCATAGCCTGTGTTCCGATAGGACATCCGGTACCAAATTACACTCAGGAGGATGTGCAGCTCGTGGCTGAAGTTATCTATCACGAAAACTGGTACACGGATAAAGAGCACCTGGCAGCGTACTACACCGGAGCGGTCATATATAACAGATGGAAGTCTCCGAACTGGCCTGACACGATAAAGGGCGTTATCTACCAGAAGAACCAGTACGCAGTCGTGCCGATGCTGTTTACGGAGAAGATTCCGGACGAGTGTTATCAGATGGCTGAGGATATCCTGAAGAACGGAACTCCTGACGTGCCGCCTAACGTGGTATATCAGGCGACCTTCGTGCAGGGCTCAGGGGACTGGATACCACCTATAAACGGCGAACACTTTTGTTTTGAGTGAGGTGAGAATATGGATGCAAAGGAACTGACTCTGGTTGTCAATAACCAGAGCGACAAGATAAACGAACTTGAAAAGCAGGTCAAATATCTGACTCAGGAGCTCGAAAAGCAGAGGCTCCTGATGAGCGATATGAAGATTGATTTATGCAATGTGCGTATTGATACGGAAAACTTAGGCAAAATGTTGAGGAAGAGGTAAAACATTATGTCAAACAAGAAATGCAAGGACTGCGTGTATTATGTAAAACGAGAAGGTCCTGAATGGAGACCGCTTCAGGGACTGTATGACTGCGATATGCTGTTCAGCTGCATAGCAAAGGGAAACAAATTCAAATCAAAGGAAGAAGTTGAAGCAGAGGAAGAATGGAGAAGGAGGATGTATGGAAAAGCAGAAAAGCATAGTTGAAATTTTGAACGAGGTTGTCGATGACATCTGCAATAATTACTGCAAGTGGCCGGAGAAATGGGATGAGGAGAAGGAAGGCAAGGAGCTCTCCGACTCCGAGATCTGTGACAACTGTCCGCTTAATAAACTGGCTTAGGAGAATACAATGGGACTCGAAATGCTTAGAAAAAGGATCATAGACGAATACTGTACCGTCAGGAAGTTCGGCTATGCGATAGGCTTCTCGGAATCTATGTTGTCGAAGATGCTATCCGGCAAGCGCAAGATATATCCGTATGCAAGGGCAATTATGGCTGACAAGCTGATGATTGCGAGAAGCGATTATAAATTATATTTTGGAGATGGCGAGAATGAAGAAGGAAGAAGCTCAGGTACTGAGACATGATATTGTAACACTGATAGAGAAAAAAGGAATGCCGATAAATGTCCGGGACGGCTCTGATCAGAAAATCGCAGAATGGGCAGCAGGGATATTTGACAAGTGCGTCCGGATAGACGAACCACTCGGAACGGCCAACGACCACTGTCCTGTCTGCAAGAAGACTGTTGGGACTTCCGGCGCATATTGTAAGTGGTGCGGAGCATTCCTTCGGGAAGTGAGGTGGCTATGACAGTCAGTGATTTGGTCAATAGATTGACGGAGTTTGTGCAGGATCATCCCTATGTGATGGATTACAAGATAGAGGTGAGCGGTGATGATATAACCTATACTAAACCGAAAGAGACAAAGGCGATAGTCGAAACGCCTGAAAGCAGATTCTATGATCACTGGAAGGAAGTGAGACATTGAACAAGAACAAACTGAAACAGCTCTGGGATTATGAAGTCGATGCAAAAATGTGGAAGGTCATACGCAAGACTGCTCCGGACGAATACATCGGGATGATAGACAACATCCAGAAGGAAAGCGAAAAGATACGGAATGAGCTGTATGAGTATATCCTCACTGTCGAGGATCCTTACTACCGGGTACTGCTCACGTGCAGGTTCATAGAACGCAAGACCTGGAAGGAAGTGGCGCAGGTTATGGGCGGCTCGGCTGAGTCTCACAGGAAGGCTCTGTCAAGGTTCATAGAGGAGAACTTGTAAGTTGTCCGGTTTGTCCGCTTTGTCCGATACCCAAACACTATGCGTAATGTTAAAATCGAGATGGACATATGTTGCATCATAACGCTCATTGCTGAGGCAGATGCCACGTGCGTCTGTCTCGATTTTTTATTCAGGGGGTGAGCAGTATAGCCAGGGAGTTTGCGAAAGCATTTTACAATTCGCCTGAATGGGAAAAGACAAGACAGTATGTCCTCGCAAGAGATAAATACAAATGTGTTAAGTGCGGCAGGCCTGCTGAGGAAGTGCATCACAAGAAACATCTCACACCTGATAACATCCACGATCCTTGGATAGCCTTGAATCCTGACAACCTTGCGAGTTTATGCAAGGACTGTCACTTTGCTGAGCATAGGGAGGACAAGGCAGCAGGCAAGAAAGCACATGAATATAAAACCAAGAGCGACTGCCGGGACGGATATCACTTCGATGAGTTCGGTCAGGTCGTTCCGGACTGATATGGTTGCCGCTGATACCCCCGGGGGTGTTTTGGGGCAGGCAGGGGCCTAAGGACCGTAGGGGGCGGCCACGAAAAGAACTCACCGGTGACCGCATAGGGGGTGTATTTTAGACGGATTTTCAAGTTTTCACCATAGGAAGGAGTGATTTCGGTGAAGTTAGAGTTTAATGCGAAAAAAGAGCTGAAGAAGCTCAAAACTATTGCCGAGTGCCTTCCGGAAAACCTCAAAAAAGTCACCGCCAGCCTGATCAACGATGCTGCGTTTATGGCTGAGCAGCTGGAGAAGCTCAGAAACCACATCTCGGAGAACGGATGGAGCGAGACCTACCAGAACGGAGCTAACCAGAGCGGGCGAAAGGCAAGCCCTGAGGCCGAGATGTACGTCAAGGTGCAGAAATTATATGCTGCGACTATCAAGCAGCTCACAGACCTCTTGCCTGATAAAGCAGAGACTACCGCAGGCGAGGAAATAATGGCATTCATCAACCGTAAAGATGAATAACTATCCGAGGATGTACCTGGAAACCATACACAGCGGTGATGAGGTAGTCTCGAACAAAGTGAAAGCGGTGTATGAGCGAGAGGTCGGATGGATGGACAATCCGCCGGAAGACTTCCCTTACTACTTCGACGAGAAGGAAGGGCTCAGGCATATAGAATTTATCGAGCGGTTCTGTAAGCACTCAAAGGGCAAGTTCGCAAGGACACCGGTGAGGCTGGAACTGTTCCAGAAGGCAAAAATACAGCTGGCATTCGGATGGCGGCACAAGGAGACGAAGCTGAGACGCTTCAAGGAAGTAGTTGACATCCGTGGCCGTAAGTGTGGAAAGTCCACTGAGACCGCAGCTGTTGAATGGGACGTCTTCCTGAATGACAAGGAGAACGGTCCCGAAGTATATTGCACGGCTAACAAAAAAGACCAGGCAAGTTTAATATATACCGAATGCGTGAACATGAGGCAGCAGTCCCCGGAGATCAAGGCCATCACGAAGAAGAGACAGAGTGATATATACTGCGCCGGGAATATGGGTTTCATAAAATGCCTTGCCAGTGATACGAGCACGATGGATGGACTTAACCCATCATTCTTTTCTCTGGATGAGTGCCACGCAATGAAAACATCGGCTCTATACGATGTAATGATTCAGGGACAGTCAATGCGTGACCAGCCTCTTGCATGGATAATCACCACAAACGGATTCGTCCGTGAAGGCTTCTTCGATGCGAAATATGCGTACTGGTCAAGCGTGGCAACGTGGGAACCGGGCTTTGAAGATTACAGCGTGCTGCCACTCATTTACGAACTGAATGACAGAAGCACTTGGGCAGATCCGGCACACTGGCCGGAGGCTAACCCGGGGCTCGGAAAGATCAAGAAGATAGAGACCTTGCAGCAGAACGTGGAAAAGGCAAAAAGGGATCCTTCATTTCTTCCTACTCTTCTGACAAAGGACTTCAATCTGCCGGAGGCAGAGTTCAGCTCGTGGCTGTCGTATGACGAAGCTGTGAACGAACAGACCTTCGAGATGAATTATGTATCGCATTCATACGCAATCGGCGGATGCGACCTATCAGCTGTCGGAGACCTTACGTGTGCAACACTCATCCTTCAGAAACCGCACGACAACAACGTATATGTCCTGCAGATGTACTTTATGCCACAGTCAAAACTTGATTTTGTGGAAAGGACCGGAGCAAAGGAAGCTCCGTACAGGCTCTGGGCGGATCAGGGATGGCTGCGTATATGCGAAGGCGCACAGGTCAACTACTCGGACGTAACAAAATGGTTTGTGGAGATGGTCAAGATCTATGATATCCGTCCGTTCTGGATTTGCTACGACAGAGCACTCTCCGGATACTGGGTTCCTGAAATGCAGGATTACGGATTCGAGATGGAAAAAACCGCTCAGGGACCATATACCTGGAACCAGCCGATGCGTGAAATGGGAGCTGCGTTCGCAGAACACAGAGTTGTTTATAACAACAATCCCGTCCTCAGATGGTGCCTGCTGAATACAGCTGCAAAGAAAACAAAATCGGACTCGCTGGAAGTAATGCAGCCCGTTAAGATACAGACGAACCGCAGAATAGACGGAATGGTCAGCCTGCTGAACGCATGGGTAGGTTTTGTAAAACACC